CTATTACCCATATCAATTTGAATTTTAGCGTTATCAAATCTAATGTTTTCGTAAATAACACCAGACTTACCAAAACGTGATTTTAAGATAGCCATAGTAGCAGTTCCAGCTTCTTTTTGGTCTAATGTTTTAGCGATAGATACAACAAAGTGAGCAATTTGTGCTTTTTTAATCGAACCACCCATTTGGTCAGCCTCAACTACATCAGCTTTAATCGAGCTTCTATTCCCTTGAATTGCGGTCCATCCAGCGATATCCAATTCAGCTAACATAGCTTCAAATTGTCTCATAACACTACCCTCACCTACGTTTGCATCATCATATCTTTTAGATGGTTCAACACAATCGATGTAATCTAATAAAACCATATCTGGTTTCCAACCTTGTGCTATTAACTTTCTGATATATTGTCTAATAACTGGTATAGTTGTACCATCACTAGAAAACTTTTTAAGTCTTAAAGAACCTTTTCCTTTAGCCATTTCTTTAGACATTTCTTCAAGTTCTGTTTTATGGTCAGCTAATTCATTTAAATCAAACCCAGACCAACATGCTAAATGTTTTCTTTGAATTACTTTTGGATTATCTTCAAAGAATATTTGTAAAACTTTATTACCATCATTCATAGATGTGTTTGCTATTTTGGTAATCATTGTGGTTTTACCAACACCAAACGGTGCTAAAATAGTTGCTAATTCACCTTTAGCTAAACCACCATCCATTATTTCATCCAACCCTTTAATACCAGTTCTGATTGGTTTTCTAAAGTCTTCATCTAATACGCTACTTATGTCATCAAAAACATCCATACCATCATCTTTGTTATCACCACGTTCAAGTGCTTTTCTTAATATAGATTCACATTGTTCATAATCTTCAATGTTACCTTTATTGATTATTTTGGTGATTTCAGCATTAGCTTTTTTAAGTTCTTGTGTTTTACAGAACTTCATTGCTAAATCTTGTATCTTTAAAGTATCGTTTAAATCAGCCTCTTGTACCTTTCTTAACTGACTGATGATATATTTACGTTGAATATCATCTGAAACATCTTCTAATAGTCTAATTTCTAAACTACCTACATCTGGTATTACATCATCTTTTGTTTTGGCATCTTTAATTGTTGCGGCAACAACTCTTAAATAAGGGTCTTCAAAATAATTTGGGTCAATAATGTCAATGATATTGTTAGCGAACTTTCGGTCTGTTAAAATTTGGGCTATTAATCTTGTCTGATAATCTGCCCCTAAATACCCTAAATTACTTTTATCAATTTTTGCCATATGGTTAATACTTTTTTAAAAACTTTGTTGTTATAATAAATATAGAATGGTTGGCATTAAGCACCAACCATTGTATATTTTTTTTGACTGAAATATTGTCTGATTTCTGACATGATAGATGGTATAATTTCTCTAACATCTACCGCATATCTCACCTTTGGTGGGAAATAATTACCACAGAACTCACTTTTAGCAACTGTCACTTTGTCAACCTTTAATTCAAATTGAAAATTATCAACTTTATCAAAAATTGTTTTAACAGTTTCTTCTTTTTGAATAAAGTAAGGGTTGAAATTATCCCATAAGTAATCAATCGATTTGTTTTGTAAGTATTTTGGTATAATACCCAGACCACCATATTGGCCATTGTTCATTCCAGCGATGTTATCCATCAATTCTTTAAGTTCGTAAGACTTTAAAACATTCTCATTATAATCACGAATGTTAAAATACCTTTGACAAATAATATGGTCATTAATGTAAAGGATAAATTCAAATCTTTGCTCTTCAACTCTATTAGTTGATGGTGCGCTGTTTTCTGTTTTTGTGCTCATCTTTTTTATGTATTAGTTATTAAAAAATTAAATTTTCTCTTTCTATTAGTTTTTTAAATGGTAGTAGATAATCTGGATATCTCACTTCACCTATTGTTCTATCTAAACCATCTCTATGCATAAACTCATAAATGTTTTTTAGTTCTCTCCCAGTATCGTTCAAAGTACCATCTATAAGTTCATTAAAATTGTTTATAGCTTCTTCAGTCATTAATGGTTTTCTAAGGTTGATAAGTTTTTCGTTTATTTCGTAAATCTTATCACCTTGAGCCCCATCAGTAACACCATTTATGATGTTATCTAAAACTTTCAAAGGTTTTTTCTTTTCAGCTATTCTAGCCGCTTGTTTTTCTTTTGCTAGTTCGATTAATTCTTCTAAGAATATTTCTCTTTCAGTTATCTCTGGAAAGTTATTATACAATGTTTCCTCTCCTAACCCTTTTATTCCTTTTATACTATCTGAATTATCACCAATTAACATTTTAAATAAACATGCATTTTCTAACTTATAGCGAAAGTACGAATTAAAATTAGTTTTGTCAACATAATTCTTCTTATCTAAGTAATAAATTCTTACATCATCGTCAATAAGTTGAGCCATGTCTCTGTCGTTAGTACAGATAGTAATTTTTTCATTAGGTTTTTTTGTTAGACAATAATATCCTATAAAGTCATCACCTTCAACAACTTCATCAATTAATTGTCTTACATATAAATCATTGAGATATTCCCAGATTAGGGCTCTTTGTCTGATTTCCTCTTCATCTATTGGATACGTGCCATTTTTGTAGTCTTTTCCTCTGGCACTTTTGTATGGTTCGTAGATATCATAACGTAATCTACCACTTAATTTACCGTCCCAAAATACAAATACTCTGTGATATAGGTCTTCGGTAAGTAATTTTCTTACAGTAGTTAAAAAAGAATATAAACCACCTACATATTCACCTTTGTGGTTATACTCATCTTTGGCCCCAGCAAATGCCCTCTTAAAAAGGGCATTGCCGTCAACCAATAATGTATTCTGAATTTTTTGTACTGTTTCACCATTTCTTGGCGGTCTTTTATTCACAGCATAAAACTTTAAATGTTAAACAATAATTAAGCAGACATATCTTCTCTACTTAACCCTACCTCTTCTTTTACGATTTCAAAATCATCGTATTCTGTTTCTAATTGAGCTTTGAAAAACTCTTTGTATTCTTTTGTATACTCGTTGATTTTATCTGGACTTACATAACCATGTGGTACAGATGCAATTTTTCCTTTTTGAACAACACCATTAACTTGGTTTTTCTCACATCTAATTCTAGTTTCAACACCGAACTCATATTCGTTACCGTTCAACGTAGCTTTTAATTTCTCAGTTGAGTGAGTCAATATACCACCGAAATGGAAAATAAGTCTTGGAGAGTAGAAGAATGCTTCACCACCTTTATGTTTAATAACTTTGTTCTCGTTATCTAACCAAATTTGTTGTACAACAGCAAATGTTGCAGTGTATTTAGAATCTTCACGTCTTGATGCTGGGATTCTATAGTTAATTAATGATTTGAAACAAGTAGCTAATGCACCAGCAGTCCATTGATTGTTAGTAGTTTTAGATGTAGCACCTTTGAAACAGTTAATAGAACCAACTGAGTCCCAAAAGAACGCAACGTCTCTAGGTAACACATCTTCTTGTTGTGCATCTAACATAGAATTCATGTGGTATGAAATGTCTTCAACAACTGGCTCATATCTTAATGGTTTACTAGTCATTTTACTATGTTGATGGTCATAACAAGAATACATTCTAACTAAATCTGGACCTTGTAAAAATATAAAGTCACCTTCATAATTTATTTCACCAGTTTCTTCATCTACAACTTCCTCAAATTGTACACCAATTTTTTTAGCATGGTCCCAGTTCCAGTTACCTTCAGTTTCATAAATAATAGGTAAGATACCTAATCTTTGACAACCAGCAACACCTTCATACATTGCAGTTGATTTACCAGTATTTGAGTAACCTCTAAAACTAGTAAAATAACCAATTGGAATTCCAGGTACCTTAACAGCTTCGTGAAAAGCTTCTGATAATGGAATCCAAGCTAAATCTCTTTCTTTAATTTGAAAATCTAAACCTTGATTTTTCTTAAAGTCATTTAAATTAAATTCTTTTTTCTCAATTCCTTTTGTTGGTTTTTTAGCCATTTTGTTAATATTACTTCTCTTGTTATTTTAGAACAAAAAGGGAGCAATTTCTCACTCCCTTTTGTTTAGTTTTTAGAACGGTAAATCGTCTTCATCTTCATCAGATGTAGCAACTGGTTCAGATTTAGGAGCTTTAGTTGTAGAAGCTTGTATATTAGCTTTTACATTTTCAACACCCATTGTTATTTCATCTTCCATAGATGAGTCAGTTGATTTAGAAGTCAAAGATTCTTTATCAACATATTTTTTCTCATCTTTGTCCCATACTGGAATCCCACCTTTAACGATTATTTCTAAATAATCATAAGATTTTACTGAATAAACATCTTCCCATGTTCTTTCATCAGCCAACCATTCAGCAGCTTTTTCAGCATCATCACTTAATGGTGTTGAATCTAACGCTACGATAGCAGAAACAACTGGAACATTGTTTTGGTTTCTGTTAATCGAGATTGACAAATCACGACCATTTTCAGCATCAGTGATATTTTTGTTTGTTTTCAACGCTGTTAATACACCGTGAATTTTATCAAAAACACCTTCTTTTCTGTAATCATGGTTGAATCTCCAGAATTTTACACCTTCGTCTTCGTGTTCTCTGTCAATTACTTTAACCACATACATTTTACGAGCGGCATATTTTTTTGCTAACTCTTTGTCAGATTCTTTACCAGTTGATAACAATTCTTCACGAGCCTCACAGAAAGGACAAGCTTCACCTTTTTCATGTTTTAAACAAGCAAAAGTTTTCCACTCACCGTCAATTTGTACTTTGTGACCGTGTACCTCAATAAAAGGGGAACCGTTTTTAGATGGAAGGATTCTGATTTCCTTAGTTGCAGATTTCACACCGTCTTTAATGTGTGTGTTAAAGTAGTTTTTTAAATCATAGACTTTCTCTGATTTTTTCTCGTACTTAGGAGCGTTGTTTTTCTCGTACTGTTCTAGCATTGCTTCCAATGCGCTTTTTTCATTACTCATTTTACTTCTATTTTTAGTTTATGTTATTACTTACACAGTTAAATTATATTACAAATATACTACACAATTGGTCAAAAGTCAAGTAATTTTTTAATATAATTTTATTTAATTTTTTACAAATGTACAACATTTATATTCATATTGCAACATGTTAATAAAAAAAATTAAGGCCCATAAAAATGAGCCCTAATAATTTGGTTTTTAATTATTTAAATATCTTCTTCTTCAAATTCGTCTTCTACTCCAAAACTTTTTTTAATTTCTGGTTCACTATATGTATTGTCAACCTCGTCTTGTGTTAAAACGTATTCTTTAGGTTCGTTGTTTTTATTCATTACATCATATTGACCTTCTTTATCAGCCCAATAATCAGTTAATTTTTGAGAATAAGGGTATGAACTTAATGAACGCATTTCTAATTTTTCAACTGGTGTTGGATTTCTTTTAACTATCTCTTGTTCTAAATCTTCAATTTTAGTACTTAAAGCATCCATACTAGCAATACGTGATTCTAAATCAGCTAATTTTTGTAATAACATTTCAGTATTCTGAGATGCTTTATCAGCAGCAGCTTTTGCTTCTTCTGAACCTTTAACTAATGAAGTAACATCAATTTCAACATCATTAGAATCGTCAGCTATTGGTTCTTCTTCTGGTGTTTCTTCTGGCGTTTCCTCATCGCTACCAAAATCCATATCACCTATTTCACCTTCCTCACCTTCTGGTGCATCAGTAGCTGCTGGGTCTTCACCTTCTGGTGCGTCAGTAGCTGGCATATCAACACCTAAATCCTTAGCTATATCAGCAGCTGCTTCTTCATCACCTTCAGCTTCTTCTAATTCAGAACCAGTAATTAATGGTTTATCGTATTGTGGAATTACTTCTTCACCAGTATAAAAATTAAAACTTTCTAATACTTTAATTCTTTTAAGTTCCTCTTTAAGTAATTCTGGGTTAAATTTTGTTTTCTTTCTCATATTAAAATAATAATTGTCTTCCGTCTTCAGTAATTATTTTCTTGTTGATTCTTTCAACTAAACTTTTATCTCCTTTGATAACACAAACACCAGAACTACAGTCCATATTTGGGTCTTGATTTTCTTGGTTCAAAAATGAATCTAAATTAGAATTCAATTTGTTTTTGTTTTCAGTTGTATTGTTTTTATTTTCGTTTTCCATATTAAATAAGTTTTTAATAACGTTATCTTATATATAAATATCTTTATCCGATTAAAAAACCCTATTTATGTTGAAAATAGTTAATTCTTCACCATTTAATAATATCATTTTATTTTGATATTCGTTCCAATCAATCTTAATTGTTTTATTATCGATATTACCTATCGATTCTGGATATAATTGTTCGATTAATTTATTTAATGCATTTATTGTATAGATAGCATTACCTTTTTTATGGATGATAACAGCACTTGGAAACAAGTGTTTTAAATTAAGTGGTTTATCTTTTTGGATATTTAATTTAAAAGTAATTATTAACTTAGATTCATCATCTAAATTTTTATAACAAAAAACTTTGTCTTTGGTAATACTAAATTTGGCTTCTAAATAATTTAAAAACCAATCAACTCTCTCTGGAAATATAAAAGTTGCTAATAGTATTGTTTTGTTCATTTCTTATAAAGTATAAAAAGGGTAAATATTTAACTTGTAAGCCAAGTTCATCAATATAATTTTTATATTCTATAAGTATCTTGGAATCCTCCAAAAACACTATACTTTTAGTTTTAATTTTGTATTTTATTCTGTTGGTATCTAACCCAACAAAACGTAATAGTTTTAAATCAACACCAAATATAAATTTATCCCCAAAAATATAGACCATATCGCCATTAA